AAATGATATTGGAGATCAAGTTGCAAGTATCATTCAATATGACTTAGAGTATGATAATCTTCTATTATGTTCTATGAGAGGTCGTGCTGGTCAAATTGTAGGACAAGGATTCTCAGGTAAGAAAACACAACTTGGTGTGAAGATGTCCAAGACTGTAAAGAAAGTTGGATGTTCTAATTTAAAAACTTTGATTGAAGATGAAAAGATAATATTCAATGATTATGATATTATATCTGAACTCACTACATTCATACAGAAACATAACTCATTTGAAGCAGAAGAGGGATGTAATGATGACTTGGCTATGTGTCTTGTGATTTATGCATGGTTAGTTCAACAAGATTACTTTAAAGAACTTACAGATCAAGACGTAAGAAAAAGAATATATGAAGATCAAAGAGATCAGATAGAACAGGATATGTCACCATTTGGTTTTATTGTTGATGGGACAGAGGATCAAAGTTTTGTTGACTCTGAGGGAGATAGATGGCATGCTGATGAGTATGGTGATCGTTCTTACATGTGGGATTACAGATGATTAGACTTTTAAAATTATTAGGAAACATTGTAGATCCAAGTTGGTGGACAGATCTTATTGGTGAAAAGTCAGGAGCATATGAACGTGCAAGAAAACCAAATAAGTTTAAAGAATGGAAGTTAAAACAACCTCTGTGGAAACAGTTTTTCATAGAAGTTTTAATGTTTACATTAATCGCACTAGCATTTGAACCAGTATTGAATATGTTAGGTATGTCAATGTTACCTTGGAGATGGTTTTGATGGAACTTGAGGATCAGTTTGGATTAGAACATTTACTCTTTGAACAGAGAAAATGTAAGATATGTGGTGAGATGAAAGAGTTGATAAATGATTTTTACAAAACTAGGAAAGATCGAGGAAACGTACCGTCAGCATATGCATATGAGTGTAAAAGATGTTCAATTAAAAGAGTATCTCAGGGAAGAAAAAAAAGAGAAAGGGTAGACATTTATCCTGATTGGTAGCGTTCACGTCATGTTTCCCCATTTAGAGAGGTAGCATTTCATAAATAAATTTAGTAAAACAACGTGGAACTTCGGAGAAAAACATGGCTGGCATAGGTTTAGTATCTCCAGGCGTTAAGGTTAGGGAAGTTGACCTTACGGTTGGTAGAATTGACTCCATAAGTGATCAGACAGGTGCAATAGTAGGCCCCTTTGAAAGAGGCCCAGTGCTAGAACCTTTGCTTATTGAGAATGAGCAAGATATGATCGATCTTTTTGGAAAACCAAAAACAAACGATAGACAATACGAATATTGGTACACCGCTTCAAACTATCTACAGTATGGTGGTATATTAAGAGTCGTTAGAGCAGACGGTGCGAATTTAAATAACGCAAACGTGGGTGGAATGCCCGTAACACATCCAACAGGTATTGGATCAACTTCAAGTCTTAAAATTAAATCTTTTGAAGATTATCAAAATAATTACGAAGACGCTGTTACATACAGATTAGCTGCAAGAAACCCAGGCAGTTATGCAAACGGAATGAAGGTTGCATACATTGATGGTGCTGCAGACCAACAACTTCATGTTACACCTCATGTGGTAGCAAATGTTACTGTTGGTATGGCGGTTACACAACCTATCAGTGGAACAATAGTTGGCCCAGGCACAACATCAACCGCAGATGGATATGTTCAAGGTATTGTTACTGGTGTTGGTGCAAGTACAGTTGATGTTAAGGTTGTAAATCGTGTATCTGCTGCTGGAACAATTTTCCCAGTAAGTTATACAGAAGATGGAATCTTCGCATTCACAACAGGAACAAAAACAAGTAATACATTACCTGGCCCTGGCGTTCTATTTTCAAGTAGTTCTTCAACTATTGCAAACCCTGATGCTGGTATTTCAACTTGTGCAACAATCTTCCAAGTTGATGATTGGTATGACAATCAGTTCATTCAGTTAAAGAATGGTGCATTACAGTGGAAAGAGATTGCTGAAAAACCAGGCACTAGTGGATATTCCGCAGCAAGAAATGGTTCAAATGATGAACTTCATATCGTTGTTATAGATGACAGTGGAAAAATATCTGGAGCAACAGGTGCAATTCTTGAGAAGTTTACATTCTTATCAAAGGCAGATGATGCAAAGAACTCTTTTGGAGATGCGATCTATTATAAAGATCATGTTTCAGAAAGATCTAACAACATCTTTATTGGAATTGCAACAGGAAACGGATCTATTGCATCTGGTATCATAACTGCATTTACTCCATCATCAACATCAGATAATACTTGGAGTCAAGATGCACAGGATGTTAACTTTAACTTTGTGGGTAATAAACTTTATGAACTACAAGGTGGTAAGGATTACTCTGGTGTAAGTACAGAAGGTGGTTACTCAACATCTCTCGGAAACATAATCGGTGGTTATGAAATCTTTGAGAATGAGGCAGAATACTCAGTCAACTTCTTACTTAACGGCCCTGGCATTACAGGTAGTCAGACAGAATCACAAGCAAAAGCAAATAAATTAATTGCAATCGCAGAACAAAGAAAGGATTGTTTAGCAGTTATCTCTCCAAACAGAGAGACAGTTGTTAACATAACTAATGCGAAACAACAAACTAAGAACGTTATACAGTTCTATGATCCAATTACATCATCATCTTTCGCAGTCTTTGACTCAGGTTACAAATATCAGTTTGATAGATTTAACAACGCATTCAGATTTATGCCACTTAACGGTGACATCGGTGGATTGATGGCAAGAACATCTGAGGAACAGTTCCCTTGGTTCTCACCAGCTGGGCCTCAAAGAGGAAACATCTTGAATACTGTTAAACTTGCATATAATCCTAACAAAACTGAAAGAGATTCTTTATATGTGAAGAGAATCAACCCAGTGATATTCTCACCTGGCGGTGGATTCCTCTTATTTGGTGATAAGACTGGATTAGCAATTGCTTCTGCCTTTGATAGAATTAACGTTCGTCGTTTATTCTTGAACCTAGAGGCAAGAATTGAAATTGCTGCAAGAACTCAACTCTTTGAGTTTAACGATGAAATTACGAGAGCAAACTTCCGTAACATTGTTGAACCATTCCTTCGTGGAGTTCAATCTAAGAGAGGTATTACGGACTTCTTAGTTATTTGTGATGAAACAAATAACACACCCGACGTGATTGATGCAAATGAGTTTAAGTGTGATATCTTTATCAAACCAGCTCGTTCGATCAACTTCATCGGTCTTACATTTGTTGCGACTAGAACTGGAGTTAGCTTCCAAGAAGTCGCTGGTCGAGTTTAATTAAAGTCCATCTAAATAACAACAGGAGTTAAAAAAAGAAAATGGCAACATTCGCAGAAAGAAACATCACTAATTTTAGAGATAGATTAGTTGGTGGTGGTGCAAGACCAAATCTATTTGAAGTGAATATTGAGTTACCAGATGGTGTTATTGGTCAAGCCGATTACAGAGACGATGTAAGATTCATGGTCAAAGCAGCTGAAATACCAGCTGCTAATATCGGAAATATCCCAGTTCCATTTAGAGGTCGTGTTCTCCCTGTAGCTGGGGATCGCACATTTGATCCTTGGACAGTAACTGTTATTAACGACTCTAAATTTAATATTAGAGACGCAATGGAACAGTGGAGTAACAAAATTAACGATCTTCAATTTGATGTCGGTGATATAAGTCCATCAAATTATCAGACCAAAGCTGAAGTTTTTCAACTTTCTAGAGGTGGTAAAACAACTAGTGCTTCATCAACAGGTGGAGAAACAATCAATGTTTTAAGAACATACAACTTTGAGGGAATTTATCCATCCGTTGTGAGTTCGATTCCTCTTGATTATGGTGCAACAGATTCAATTGAAGAGTTCCAAGTAACATTCAATTACTTATTCTGGACAGTAGGTAATGGTTTACCAGCTGCACCAGCTCCAGGCACCACATAAGGTTGATATTTTTTAGGATATAAGTTATAATATAAATACCTTCAAAGGTATAAGAGTTATACTATGGCACAATTATTTGGTTTCTCGATTGATGATTCGTATAAGAAACCGTCACCATCAGTAGTCTCGCCCGTCCCTAAAAATAATGAGGATGGTGCAGACTACTATTTGGCGTCTGGATTTTATGGTCAATATTTAGATGTAGAGGGCGTATTTAAAACAGAATATGATTTAATTCGTAGATATCGTGAGATGTCACTTCATCCCGAAGTTGATTCTGCGATAGAGGATATATTATGTGAAGCGATAGTTGCAGATCAAAATGATTCACCGATTCAAATTGATCTAGAAAATTTAAAGGCTGGAGATAGAGTAAAACAAATTATTCGTGATGAGTTTCAGTATATCAAAGAGATGCTGGATTTTGATAAAAAAGCACATGAGATATTTCGTAACTGGTATGTAGACGGAAGAATATATTACCATAAAGTTATAGATTTAGAAAAACCAGAAGAAGGAATTAAAGAACTTAGATATATTGATGCACTTAAAATCAAATATGTAAGAGAACAGAAGAAAAAAGGTGGTGCAAATGCCATTCAATATACGCCAGGCAATAATCCAGGCGCTAGTAATGATCCACTAAATGCAGATTTTGAAGGATTATCGGAATATTTTATATACACCCCACATTCATATCAAAAAAACCAATATGGTTCTGTTGCAGTTACAGGACAACAGAAAGATGCAGTTAAGTTTGCTAAAGACGCAGTTGCATATTGCACGTCAGGTTTAGTAGATCGTAACAAACAAACTGTTCTCTCTTATCTACAGAAAGCAATTAAGGCACTTAATCAATTAAGAATGATTGAAGATAGTCTTGTTATCTATCGATTATCAAGAGCTCCAGAAAGAAGAATATTCTATATTGATGTAGGTAATTTACCAAAAGCAAAAGCGGAACAATATCTTCGTGAAGTTATGGCGAGATATCGTAATAAATTAACTTACGATGCTAATACTGGTGAGATTCGTGATGATAAAAAATACATGTCCATGATGGAAGATTTTTGGCTTCCTCGTAGAGAAGGTGGTCGTGGAACTGAAATATCCACATTGCCTGGCGGGCAAAACTTAGGAGAACTTACTGACGTTGAGTATTTCCAAAAGAAACTTTTCCGTTCTTTGAATGTTCCTGAGTCTCGTATGGCTGATAATAGTTCATTTAGTCTAGGTAGATCATCAGAAATATTAAGAGATGAACTTAAGTTCACTAAGTTTGTTGGAAGAATGAGAAAAAGATTTAGTAATCTCTTTCATGATATTCTTAAAACTCAATTAATCCTTAAAAATGTAGTAACTCCCCAAGAATGGGAAACAATGAGTGATCATATTCAATATGATTTCTTATATGATAATCATTTTGCGGAACTTAAAGAGGCAGAATTAATGAATGAAAGATTAGGACTTGTACAAACTGCTGATCCTTATATTGGAAAATACTATTCTGTTGATTATATTCGTCGTAAGATTTTACGTCAGACTGATAGTGAATTAGCAGAACAAGATAAACTTATTAAAGCAGAAAAAGAAGCTGGTATTATTTTACCTACTGAACAAGAGATGATGTTAGCACAACAAGTCTCAGAACTTAATAGTCAAGGAAAGGGAAAAAGTGAAATAGAACCAGAAATTGACGAGACAAGTATTGAAGCTCCAGAATCGCCAGGAGTTCCCAAAGGTGGCGAGATATAAATAAAACATAGGTATAGGATTTTTATCTCATGGATGAATTAATGAACTTGATGATTGCAGATGAATCTCCATCTGAAATTAGTGATTCAATAAAAAATCAATTATTTGCAAAGGCTACTGCAAGAGTGGATGCTCTTAAACCTGCTGTTGCAAATGCAATGATGGGTTATGAACTTGAATCTGAAGAAGATGTAGAACCAGAATCAGAAACAGTTGGTGAACTTGATAATGCTGAAGAAACCGAAGAGGAAGAGTAAATGGCACATCAACCTGTAGGCGCTGGTTTTAGTTTTGCAACGAATCAAACAAGTGCTTCACAAACTTTTACAGTACAATCGGACACACTTAGAGTTGTTGCTAAAAACGCTGGTCAACATGT